GTTTATTTACGAATCAACATTAAAAATCATCATCAAAGGAGCACACCATGACCGCCTGGCAAAAGTTTTTAAAAGACGCCATTCCATCCCAAAAAGACCGCCGCGAACTCCAGATATTATGTGGCCGCCTGCTCTTTACGCAGAACCCGCAGGGTCAACGTTCCTCAAAAACGAAGCGAGGTTCCCGCGTATGAGCCATTGTTTAATCCCATCTTTTTCTTTTCTAAGCCCGGCAACTGTCGCTTCGTATTCTTCGTCGCTTATTTCTTCTTCCAGCCTGTTCGGCTGTGGTGTCAATTTTAATATGTCATCGATGAAGTCTTTCGGCTTTCCACTGACTTCATGCAAAATCTGGATGATAACTTCTTTACGTTTCATATTGTTACCGTTTTTTAGTTTATTTACGAATCAACATTAAAAATCGAGGTTCGACTATGGCTTCACAATTTTCCACTTTGCTTCAAAAACTCGATAGCCTTTTCGTTGGCAAATGCTGTGCGACCGTCGGCATCGACATTCAGGCCCCGCGCATTGCACCACGAGACAAAGGTGCCCGGATCGAGTTCAGCCTTAACTATTGTCTTCCCCGCCGCTTTAATTTTGGCGGATATTTCGGAAAACGCTTCAAGGTATTCCCGATAGGTGTCGGGCAGCAGGAATGCGTCCGCAAAGATGGCGCGGGCAGCGAGGAAGTCTTTTTCGTTTTTGTACCAAATGACACCAATCGCTTCGGGAAGTTGTTTCATAAACATTATCTCCAAAAGGTCATTTAAATGAACATAAACCAAAAAAGTAATTTTATCAACCGGAAAAAGATCCTCGTCGAGAAGGAACTTAATCAAGCGCAATTGGCCAGAAAAGCGGGCTGTACGCCACAGGCTCTGTCCAACGCGCTCCGGGGGGTATCGCATAGCTGGCGCATTCATCGCGCCGTCTGCGGGATTTTGGGCGTGGAGCTCGCCGAGTTTTGGCCGGAGTTTTACGGCCCTATTGAAAGTCCTGTTTCTCATGATGCCAAAGTAAACGAAGTTCACGAAGCAGTAAATTAATAATTTACGGAGGAATCTTAATGACGTTGAAAGATAATTTATACCGGACAATTCATCGTAATAAAAAACCTCTAAAAGTTATCGCCGAAGAAATCGGTATGTCGGAAAATTATTTAACCCGCGCCGCGCTCCCGGATTCCGAAGAGTCTGATACCGGTACCGGATGCCGTTTTCCTCTGAATAAATTAATCCCCCTGATTAAAGCAACGGATGATTATGGCGTATTGGATTTTGTTGAAAAGGAACTGGGGCGCGTCGGCGTGGTTCTTCCTAATCATAAACAAAAAACAGTCAAGGATATTTGCCGATTGACGATGAAAGCGGTCAGGGAATTCGGCGAATTTGTCGGAGAAATTGAAAAGTCGCTCGGTGATCAGACGCTGGATGAAAAAGAATATGAACGTATTCAGCAAGAGGGTTATCAGGCGATGCAGATCATTTCCTCGCTTATGTCAGCCTGCAAACCGGAAAAAGGTAAAGGTAAATGAGTAACGGGCAAATTGCAAAACTATTAAAAGAAACACTTATCCGCCTGGATAATATCGAACGATTGCTGATCGGACAGGATGCGCCTTTAAAGTCCGGTGATCCGGCAATCCGGATCGCTGCCCGTGAGCTTATGCGCGGCAATAAAGAGCCGATGAAGGCCCTGGGCGGAAGAAAGATGGTGTCGTAATGGGCAATCCAAGAGTTGACATATTTAACAATAAACATGGCTTCATTTTGTTCGACGGAACCAAAAAGGATCCGGAGGATGCCGAACGTATTGCCGATGTTGTATCAAAAAGCCGCAAAGCCTGGCTGCGTGTCGTTCAAAACGGAAAAGTAATCGCGTCATACGATAGGCGCGATGATAAGGAGGCAAACAAATGTTCGAAAATATCGAAGAAAGTCTGCCGGAAAAAGAATACACGATCTTAGATTTTGTTGACGAAGTGATATGGGCGTTAAAGCGCCTGATACCCATGTATCTGGCAGTTATCGCCATAGTGTGCATCTGGGGCATGTTTAATCCCAAAATTAAGGCGATTTTGCTCGAAGTGCAAACTGTAATATTCGGGTATTTTGTATGAGCCGAACCGGAATGATCGGACATATCCTCAATAGGGAGCCGGGCATTTATATTCACATGACGTTCGGCGCCCTGCGATGGATTATCTTTTTTGCTCTGATTATCGCCGCTCTCTGCATTCATACAATCAGGATAAATTTCAATCCCGCTCCGCCGGCATATCCTATGACAATTGATAACATGAAAATATTTTTTATGGGGCGTGAACCTCAATCAATGAAAGAAGCACGCGATATCCTGGCGCGGTATGATCATAAAGTAAAAGACGGCGACAAGGTTATGGTGAACGAATGAACTATTTTGTTGGCGGTTTAATAATTGGTTTCATGATCGGCCTTTATCTCGGCGTCAAACTTGCCGGATGCGTTATTAAGCAAAGACTGGCCGGCATCAAACGTGTCCAGAAAATGGAGGCAAATTGAAACCCAGCGTTTTTGAGGCCACGCGCCTGTTAAAACTTATCGAAGAACGCGATCCGGAATGCGCCAGGCTTTTGGTCCAGGCGATTGAACAATTTACTTATGCCGGCGCCAATGCACCGGTCAGATATATTTTGCAGCAGATCTATACCGCGATTCCTGACGCGGCACTATCAGAAAAGGAGAAAGAATTACTATGCCCGAAATCCTTCAAATCCTCGACGGACACACAACCAAAATCAAGCATAAGGAACGGCTCATTGATGTTGGCGTGATTATTTTTCGCGTGTCGCATAACGAAGCCGCGCCGATCGATCATTTTGGATATTATAATCTGATGTTCAGAAAGAATGTGCTGAACGCCCTTAAATATATCCACTTAATCAAACCGAAAGAAATTGAAGCGCAAGAAGGAACGCGTCCGGACGGTGCAGATCCCGGCGTATGCGTTGGCGGACCTATGCCTCCGCAAGGCGACGAAACACAACTTGATGTCATTCCCGCGCCGGCGGGAATCCAGGAAGAGGCGCATGTCTGAGAAAATCCGATGCCCGAAATGCGGATCAAAGAACACATATCAGGATGGTTTAGATATGGCTTGTATTATGTGCGGCGAACGCTGGCCAGTCAATGGTGCCGCACCGGTAATTTATAAAAAATTATCCGAGGAGGATATTCTGATGTCAGGAAAAAGAGTTTGCACTAATTGCGGGCGGCCGAAACCTATTATCGGCCGTGGATTATGCGGAGGTTGTTACTATTCCGGCAAAAAAGCAGGTGCACCGGGATCTCCGGAATATATGAAAGCTCTGGCTGCCGCAAAGGAACGTTTCACGGATCCAAATTATAAATCAGGCCGCGGCGGCAATCGCCGATCGAAAAAACTTTCCCCGGAAAAATTAAAGAAAACAGTAATGCCATCCGATGATGATTTTAAAAAATACAAAAAGCCGGAAGCGGTTTCTAAATCGAATCAAAGTCCCGTTTTGGATTTCCTGATCGACCAGCGCAACATGCATCAGGAGCAGGTTTATAAACTCAATCAGGCAATAGAAATATTGCAGTAAAACCGCCTCGTTTAAATGCGCTGTAACGAGACTTTATAGGGTGTCGCTTATGAATGTAACCATTAAATTTGAAGGTTTAAAAGAAGTCATTGCCAATATGGACGACCTGGCAAAAAAGCAGGTGCCCTTTGTCGCGGCCAAAACTCTTACGCAGACTGCAAAAGATGTTAAGGATGAGGAAGTCAAACTGTTGCCGAGATATATCGATCGGCCTACTCCATACACGGCAAACAGTATTTATACAAAACCTGCAACAAAAACAAATCTGACGGCGGAAGTCGGATTCAAAGACTATGCCGGTGGCGGCACTAATAAGCGTGGCGCAAGCACAATGCTACCACAGGTTGAAGGCGGCCGGCGTTCCGTAAAAGGATTTGAAAAAGCTCTGCAACGCATTGGAGTATTGCCTCATGGAATGTTCATCGCACCCGGCGAAGCGTGCCCTCTGGATGCCTACGGCAATATCCCGCCCAGTTTGATTATCCAGATCATGTCCTATTTTCGCGCATTCGGCGAACAGGGATACAAGGCCAATATCACTGATAAGCGCAAAGAAAAATTAAAAAAGGGCAGCAAAAAAACAGGCTTCGGCTTTGAATATATTGTCTCTTATGGTCCGGGTACGGCATCCGGACGCCAGCATTTACCTGCCGGAATTTATAAGAAGGTTCGTTTCTCATCCGGGACTGCTCTTAAACCGATCATGATGTTCGTCAAGGCGCCATCATATCGCGCGCGATTCCCGTTTTTCGATATCGCCCGGCGGATCGTTGATCAAAAAATAAAACCTAATTTCGATGAAGCCATGCGCGAAGCGCTCTTAACCATGCGCCGCACAGGATATTAAAATATTTATTGTCATTCCGGCGAAGGCCGGAATCCAGGAGAACATAAAGGAGGAACTAATGCGAGGAACTGTGGCAAAAAGATTAAGAAAAAAAATTTATGGTGATGATTCACTTAGAATAAAAAGAAAATATTCTAAACAGGGCGGCACTATTTGCAATATTGGAAAGCGTCAGGAATATCAAGATGCCAAAATGGATTATAAAAGAAGTTTATAATACTGGATTCCGGCCTTCGCCGGAATGACAATTTAGAACTTAGAACGTTGGTGAATATGGGATTTGCACAAAAGCATTTATCGGAAAATCAACGCGCGGAAATCGCGCGATCACTTTATAAAGTCACATCCGAGGATAAAAACAGAGGCGAACTGATCGGTCTCTGCCCGATTCATGGCGAATCGAATCCGTCATTTTCTTACAACTACAAAAAGGATCAATACAATTGTTCTTCATGCAATTCGGCAGGAGATATCATCAGGCTTTGGTCCGAGGTTAATCATCTTGGCCAGAAAGATGGCTTCGAAGCATTCTGCGGGGAATTCAACATTGTGATCGTCCATAAGGATGATCCCCGTTCCCCCCACGCAGGCATGGATCCAGTAGAACTGACGCACGAACAAACCATTGCCTTGATGAACGAAGCCTGGGAGAAGTTCCCTCCGCTGCCGGCAGCGATGATCGCGGATCTGGAAAAGAAGCGCGGCTGGTCCCGGGAATGGATCGAGATTCTTGATCTGCGCCTGGAGAACTGGCGCCTTGGCAAACAGGGAAAACTATACGAAGTAAAACAGCCGGTTAAAATTGCGATTCCTATCCGCGATATGTCTGGCAACCTTCTTAACATTCGTCTATATCAACCGGGCGCGAAACAATACAAAATAATATCCTTTGCCAAATCAACCGGGACGTCGGCTTTATTTCCACATTTTGTTAATACTCCAGTCTTGCTCTGCGAGGGCGAATCCGACACGATCTGCGCCCTCTCACATGGTTTTAATGCCATCACTCAAACGTCAAAGCTCAAGAACTGGCCAAAAGAACATCTGGCGCCATTCAAAAATCGCGATGTCGTTATCGCCTACGACGCCGACGGAGCCGGGCAAAAATACGCCCGCTTTGCCGCCGACGCTTTGATTGGCACGGCCAAATCTATCCGGATGCTCCAATGGCCGTCCTTTATGGGAAAAGACGACACAGGCGCGATTCCGGACGATCACGGGCAGGATTTAACGGACTTCTTTGTTCGACACGGTAAATCAGCCGGGGATCTGCAGGCATTGATTGACTCCGCCTCTCCCTGGGTGCAAAACCCCGCATCCCCTGTTGATTCGTCCGCCGAAACTGAAAAGCCGGCCGATGCTCAGGCCGCGGTTGAAGACACCAACGACGTCCGCCAATTCTTCGATCACGGCATCAATAACCGCTATTCCTTCCGCCCGCGCCTGCTGGCCGAGAAGATCCTGGCAGATATCCCGATCATGTATGAGCCTCAGACCGGCCTGGTCTATCGCTGGAATGACCGCTTCTGGGAGGTCCTGCATTCGGATTATCTCAAGATGCGTTGCCTGGTCTATTTGCGCAATGAATCAAACAAGGGCAGGGCGGAGGATGCCACGTTTCAGGCATTGATGCTGTCATCGATTCCCGCCGGCCGCAAGATAAACGACCAAACCGGGCATTTTTGCGTCGAGAACGGCATGTACGATATTGGAAAAGACGAACTACTGCCGCACGCGAAGGAATTCTATTCGACATATATGTTTCCAGTCGTTTACGATCCGGATAATGTCCCGATCTGTGAACGCTGGCTGCAGTTTCTCAAAGAAACGATTCAAACGCCGGAAGTCATCGCCCAGGTGCAGGAATTCTTCGGCTATTGCCTTACGCCGTCGACAGATTATGAAAAGTGCCTCTTGCTGATCGGCCCCGGCGCCGACGGCAAATCGACTATGCTCAAGATCCTGCGCGAAATGGTCGGAACGCAGAATTGCGCGGCTGTAAACATCGAGGATCTCGACGATCAGTTTCAGCGATCGTCTTTATATGGCAAGTTACTGAATATCTCGACTGAGGTCGGTTCCAAGGCCATGGAGAGCAAGATATTCAAGGCGATCGTCTCAGGCGATGCCGTCCAGGCCGCCTATAAACATGAAAATTCCTTTGAATTCGTCCCGACGTGCAAGATGGCCTTTGCGGCCAATAGATTTCCGCGCGTCCTGGATAACTCCGATGGATTCTTCCGGAAGATCCTGCCGGTCCAGTTTAAGCGTCAGTTCCTGCATGGAGCCGACAAGAACCTATTGAACACGCTCAAAGCTGAACTGTCCGGCATTTTTCACTGGGCATTGATTGGCAGGGCGCGTCTCTGGGCGCAGCAGGATTTCACCGAATCTGACGAAACAAACCGCACTCTGCTGGATTATCGCCGCAGTAACAACCCTGTGCTTTGTTTCCTGGAGGATGAATGCGAACTGGATCCGGGAGGGCAGGGGTTCGAGATTACGAAGAAAGAACTTTACGAGAAATACGAGAACTATTGCCGGGACAAAGGATATTCCAAATACAGCGAAGAGAATTTCTTCCGCGAGCTACGCTCCGCCCGGAGCAACCTGGAGCAATACCGGCCGACGATCGGCGGCAAGCGCGAATATGTCCTCCGCGGCATCCGCCTGGCCGTCTCATTACCCAGCACTGATGGAAATACTACAACATAGGAAAGGAGATAATTAATGAAAGGTTTATCGGCGAAACAGTTTGAGCAAAAACTACGAGACTTAGACGCATGTTCGGAAGCTGTCACATGGGTAAAAGGAAAAACATCAAATGCGGCATGGAAAAGATGTGAACGCGCTGATTGGATGCTCTGGTTATTGGCTAGAGTTGATGTGGATAGAAAGATTATAGTTTGTATCGTATGTGATTGCGCTGAAATGGCTTTACAATATGTACCTGCAGGGGAAGATCGGCCCCGTTTGGCGATTGAAATGGCGAGAAAATGGACTAAGGGTGAAGTTTCGCTGGATGAGGTCAGATCTGCCGCCAACGCCGCCGCCAACGCCGCCGCCAACGCCGCCGCCAACGCCGCCGCCAACGCCGCCGCCAACGCCGCCGCCAACGCCAACGCCGCCGCCAACGCCGCCGCCAACGCCAACGCCGCCGCCTACGCCGCCGCCTACGCCGCCTACGCCGCCTACGCCGCCGCCGCCTACGCCGCCTACGCCGCCTACGCCTACGCCGCCGCCGCCTACGCCGCCTACGCCGCCTACGCCGACTACGCCGCCGAACAACATAAAAAGATGTGTGATTTAGTGCGGAAGTATATTCCTGTCCTGGAGATAAAATGAACAAGGTTATGATCAAGCACAATCATTATCATGCGGCGTTAGCCGCCACCATTTTGTCTTGTCATCCCGGCGCAGGCCGGGATCCAGTAATCTCTTGCGCTCGCGCCGTTCTGTCCGCGCCCCGTTCCCCTGTTGCCACGTCGTCCAATATTATGAAATCCAGCGCATCCGTCCGAGTGCTGTCCGGGTGCGTCCGGGTATACCCGGACCGATATTCGTTTTATTTTTTATTAACTTACTATTCCTGTCTGAGCTGTCCGGGTGAAAATCAACATACGCACGCGCGTGCGCGCGCGCGCGGTAAATCCATTTCTTATTCTGATTTACTTTTTGTATTATTATTAAAAGTACCCAGACAGCACGGACACCTTTTTAATATCGCATACTTCCGCTCGGACATTCACCCGGACGCGCTCGGACAGCCCGGACAGGCGATCATCGGAGGTATCTCATGACGCTTGCTGCCCTTAAAGATGTTTATAATCCACTTGCCATAAAGAAAGTACCAAAGCATTCACTAAACAACTGGACTGATAGTATTCCTGTTATTCTATTGTCAGAGTATATCAAGATGCAGAAGCATCTGGGTATCAAACTATATCAAGACAATGGCATTCCTTGTGTGTCTTTTAATCCCGGTTCACGTTCACTGCCAATCATCGAAGCAGTTACACGTTTGTTAGAGGATGCAGTTGACGATCTCAAAGAACTGATAGCAAATGGCGCGCTGTCATTGCCTGATAGACATCGCGGGTCCTTCCACGGCCTCCCTGATCACGGGTAATTCGAACCGGGACGTTTGCGAGGTTTTAGAAAAATATTGGATTGGAAAAATGGAACTAACCAATAACATTGCAACTTTAGAGAATAAAAATCGCGTAGGTATTTTCACGCCGGCCGACATCGTTGGTTCTTTTGATGCGGACTTTTTGGCGGAGGATAGCTGCCGGACATGGATAATGAAAAAGTTATATCAGGACCAAGAACTTTGTCCAGGATGCGGCATTAAGATCCCGGAGAATCTATTGCAAAATTTTTGGGAGAACAAACGAATTAGATGCGATCGCTGTGGAAAATATTTTACTGCGCTGACTGATACCTTTTTGTCCGGATGTCATTTTGATTTTCGGGAAATTGTCTTACTTGCTTTTCTGCTGGCCCTGGGCATCGAGGATAAACGAATCGCCGCTACATTGAAAGTCAGTGATGAGAGTGTCCGGTTATGGAGATTGAAATTTAAAGCGCTAGAAATAAAAAACGATAAATAATGAAATCACAAAAAACAACAGAAGAGAGCGAACCGAAGCTGGATAATCTAAAGGCCGTCGTTAAATATCTGACGGAGGCCGGGTGGAGGATAAAGCGATCCACTATATATTATCATCAGGACAAAGGTTTGCTTCGCCCAGATAAAGAAGGGAAATACAGTCAGGCTGCCGTCGATAAATATGTGATCGTCGCAAAGCTGAAACGCCTGGACGGAAAGAAAACGGAGAAGCTGGAGAAATTAAGCGAGGACCGGCAATCGGCCGAGACACGCAAACTCAACGCTCAGGCCGAACGTGAAGAATTAAAACTGAAAGTTGAAAAAGGATTGTTCGTCCCGAAAGATACTTTCGAACGGGAACTGGCTCACCGGGCCATGGTTTTTAAAACGGACGGAGAGGCTTTCTTCCGGTCCCAGGCATCGGCGATGATCAAACTGACCGGCGGGGATCCGGAGAAAGCGCCGGACCTGATCGAATTCGGCCTGAATGCTTTTGCCGGCTGGCTGAACCGTTACTCAGTCGATCGAGAATTCAGTGTGCCGAATCCGGTAGTCGATCAGCTGGAAGATCCGGACGAAGATAAGGAGGAAGCAGCCGAAGAGTGAGGTGGATGTGCGGCGTAGATGGATACGCAGTGATAAGACCTCATGGATTCTGTGGCGGTCTGGACAAGCCACATTGCCAGCCGGAAATCCGGCCATGTTCACCTTGCTTTTTGGTTTGCTTATTAACAGAGACAGAGACAAACGCGGCGCGAAGGGGGCGCGGGTAGTGGAAAAATAACCAAGGAGAATTCATGAATAAAGGAGAATGCCTATGTACGGATGTGGTTGGAGAGGAACAACAACAGTTTCATCAGGAAAATGTAACGGGCGAAGTTTTTCGCACGAGCTGATGAATGGGAAAATTATTTTAACCGGAAATGACGATGATGGACGGCCATGTAAGCGCGTCGCTATTATCAAAGACGGCGAAGTCTGGGATGATTCCCTGATGGTGGATAATAAAATGGTTCACCGTATCGTTTACGGCGAATTCATGAAAAATTATCAGAACGGACGCGAGATCGTTCACTTCCGTAAAGGCACCGGAATGGGAAAGCACGGAAAAGCCAGGCGCAATGAAAAACTGTTCGGTCATGACGGCGTATGCCATAGTTGGTATAAGCAGGGCCGCCTGGTCCAGCAGAAATTTATCTATGACAACGGCCGGATCGCATACAATTATAAAGCCTCGAGCTCATCATGTGTCGTCAGGGACTATGCCGGCAATGTTTATTATGAAATCAAAGGCGTCCTGGATGGCCGTGGCAATATGTATTACGGCGGTCGCTGTCATGCGATTATCAGTCGGAAAATGGAATACTGGTTTAATAAGGTCCAGTCTTTTGAAGTGAAGCGCCGCGGCCGTGTGGTTTACGCCGGCCAGATGGAAAACAATCAGCGCACAGGGAAATGGATCCTTAACGGACAAGCATTTTATTATGAGCACGGCGTCGCCATTCCGAAAAAACTGTTCGACACACCATCCGATCAACTCAATCCTGTAGATATTCTAAAAATCAATAACGCTCAGCTGCGTATGGCGCTCATGGAAAAGATCGGCCCGGACCGCATCATTCAATGCGGAAAGATCGTTCATAAGGACAAAGAAATGCGTCTTTACAATATTCCAAAGTACGATGTCCGTATCCTGCGCGTTCAATGTCCTACTACAAAAAGCTATTATTTTTTGCGCGTCCCGAAGGATACACAAAAATGCGAGGAGGCCAGGCAGTGGACTTTTGGCGTAGGTGAAGGATTTAATGAACCGATAAAATTTGCAAGGGAGACTTGATATGGCAAAAGGAATTAAACATTTTTCAGGACGTGGGATGTCGTTCGACTATACGGAAGCAAATCGCCAGGGAGAAATGCTGTTTTTTAAAATCGTCCCGGGAACACTCAAAACTTATTACAACAAATCAATGAAAGTGCCTTCCGGCGTCGTGCGCGTCGGAGAAAAAGAAGGGCATGAGCACAAGATAACGGGGAAAGAAGTGCAGGTGACCATGTTCCCGGAAGCGACCACGACACTGACTGGAGAGACGGAAGATCAACCGTCAGCGGGGATCGTCGATATTAAGAAAGACGGCGCAAAAGTAGTTCATCCGGAGCATGGCGCCCTGCCGTTGAAAAAAGGAAAGCACGTTGTCATGACGCAGAAAGAAGCCATCGGCAAAAACAAAACATCAAGCGTAAAAGATTAAAAGGAAAGGATTATAATTATGGAATTTACTATCAATCGTGAAACATTTTTAAACGGCATCCAGAAAACACTGGGCATTGTCGAAAAACAGATTGCCGTCCCTGTTCTGCAGAACGTCCTGATCAGGACCATGGACGACAATGAAGGAATCGAAATTTTGGCCACAAACCGCGAAATCAGCATTCGGACCGATTACGATGCGAGCGTCGTTAAACAAGGCCAGTTGACCATTCCGGCGAAAAAACTAAGTGAAATAGTCAAAGCGATGGAAGGCGAGATCATTCATCTGGCGGTAAAGGGCAAGAGGGTATGTGTGATTACATGCGGCAAGGCTGTATGTAAAATTAACGGCATAGACGCCGCTGATTTTCCGGTGACCATGGATGCGTCTGAATGCGCATTCTTTGAGATCTCTCCGGTACTGTTAAGCGACATGGCTAAAAAAGTTCTGTACGCTGCCTCCAGGGACGATGGGAGAAAAAATATCAGCGGCATATCCATGCAAAAAATTTATATCGACAACATTGCGACGATGCGGATGGCTGCGACCGATGGGCATCGCCTGGCCGTCTCCATTGCTGAAAACTTTGACGATATTCTGCAAATCCCGAATGATAGCGTCATTATTCCCCGGAAAGGTTTTTCTGAAATCAAAAAAATAGCGGAAGACACTGAAAATAACATGCGAATCGGTTTCACAAAAAGCGCCTGTCTCGTCGAAGCCGACCGCGTTACACTTTGGGTAAACCTCATTGACGGCCAGTATCCCGATATCCAGAGAGTCATTCCCGATAAAAGCAAAGACGTAATTCTTAGTTTGACCGTTCCGCGTGAAGCAATGCTTCATTCCCTGAGCCGCATGGCCGTGTACGGAACCAGCTGCGGTATGAATATTGTTGACGGGACCATTCATTTTGAGGCCAACGATCCGGAAATTGGAGAAATCAAAGATGAGATTGAGGCCATAAATAATTTGGACGTCGCCGTATCGCGGGCCGTAAAATTTAATATCCGGTACCTCATTGAGGCTATCGACGCCCTGAGTGATAAAAAGATCGTATTGAATATTTATGATGATAAGGACACCGGTGTCATCCACGGCGAGGATAATAAAAACTACACAGCAGTCGTCATGCCGCCGAGGGATTAAGTGACGGCGAATAGTGAAAAGTGAATGGTGAAGAGAATGAAAAAAGAAGAAAAACTTGAATTTCTGCAAAAACATTATTTAGGGGACTGGTTGAAAACGCGGTCTGTCGTTGATGGTGAAATGTCAAAGAAACAAAGCTTGTTGTGTGTATGTGGAAAGCTGGCGACTGGTCTTCATGAAAGTTCCTGTCGAAAATTTATTGACATAGTGAATAGAGAAACCATTAAGCGCCTTAAACATTTGTTTCCCCGAGAAAGAAGGATGACATGAGTCCAAAACTCTTTCCGACGATTTTAATTATTTTAAGTCTGTGTGCGGCGGTGGGATATATCCCGTCCGGCGATTGGCGTCATATCGGATACTGGATTGCTGCCGCGGCGCTGAATTTATTTGTAACGTATTGAAAAGAAGTTTTAAGATTTAAGTTTTAAATATTAAGGGGTGAATGATGAAAGGATTACCATTTTGCGCTGATATGATGCTGGCATGGCTGGCCGGTAGAAAGACAGTTACCCGACGGCTGATCAATCCGCAGCCATTGGAACCGTGTTCACATTCATATCAACATCCTACTGAAAAATGGTGGACGTTCGGAGATAACACTGGTCGCATCTGGAAGCCGCGCTATTTACCCGGCGAGACGGTTTATATCAAGGAATCATGGGGATATGACAATAAAGAATATGTTGATCTATATAAAAAAGAAAAATGGCGTGGCGAACCAGACCCGCGAACGGCAGAACTTTTTTATAGAGCAACTGAACCAGAAGACACACTTGCCATTTTTCCGAAAGGTTTTTGGAAGCCCGGCATGTTCATGTCGGAATGGGCATCGCGTTCGAAGGCGTTTGTTGTGAGCGTCCGTCCGGAAAGAGTTCAAGAGATATCTACATGCGATTGCTATAAAGAAGGGCTTCGATCAAAATTAAAAGAGTATGACGGCGCTTTAGATTTGCTCGAACAATATGCAGCTCTTTGGAATTCCCTCAACGTGAAGAAATATCAATGGTCGTCAAACCCGTGGGTATGGCGGTACAAATTAAAAAAATTATCCGGCAGCCTACCTGTAAATGTTGATGATTTTATATGCGATGCCTGCGGTAAAGTAATATCGGACGATGAAGAATTTATCATCGGTGATGATTGTCATTTACATAAACGATGTGCGGACGGTTTAGAAACGTAACTGGATAGGTGAGGTATGAGTTATAGATTATATACTTTTTTTATTTGGGCCGGGAATTTAGCTACAGGATTATTGATTTATAAAGTTATAAAAACTTTTGATTATGATTTGTGCCAGCTATTATGGTTATTGCCATTAATCATTATAATCGAGTTTGGGTGCTTTGCATCGCGAGATCGCAAATATGAATATAAAAAATAAATTACGAAACATTGAATTCCCGTTTGCGCGGTAATGACAAAGGAGATGAAAAATGAGACTGGGACCAAAGGAAAAACAAATATTAAAAAAACTCTCAACCGTCACGTTTACACCTCCATCGATATATATGGGAGACTATGGATCATGTCCGGGTTGTTCCACTCTCAATCGTTTAGAAGAAAAGGGGTTGGTTGTATTTCGATATATGACGCAAACTCCGGAAGAAAGAAAGGCGGCAAACGAAAAATTGAAACCCGGTCATGAAGCTGCAGAATATAATGCTGCGCTTCTCTTAACGCTGAAAGGTAAAGAGATCATCGATGCTCCCAGCGCTTAAACAACCCACTTTCCGTTTCACGGAGGGAGAAAAAAGAGTCTTCCGGACGCCGGAGAAGATCTCCACGGCGGACTGGGCCGAGAGATACCGCGTCGTCGTCGATGGCGGGCGGAAATCTCCCTGGCGCAACGATCTTTCGCCTTGCGCGGTCGGCGTCATGGACGCGCTTGATGAGCCGTTCGTCCGCGAGATTTACGTTCAGGCCACTCCGCAAACCATCAAAACTCAGGCGTTTCTCAATTATCTTTTACGCCGGATTGATCAATCGCCTACTTCCGCGATGGTTGTCATGCCCGATGAAAAGCTCACGCGGCGCATTTTCCGGCGCCGGTTGCTGCCATCCATCAAGTCCACGCCGAAAACCGCCGCGTTGCTTAGTCCCGTCATGGGCGACGTCACACGCACAAGCATCGCGTTTATCAATGGTATGGATATTACCGGAGCCTGGGCCGGATCGTCCGCGTCCACATCATCGGACGCGATGGAAGTCGTCATCCTGGATGAAGTCAATAAATACCCGGCGGCCCAAAGCGATGAACCGAACGCATTCGGCTCGGCACGGCAACGCGCCAATTCATTTCCGTTCACCTATAAACTTTATGGCAGCTCCACGCCGACCGGCGAACATGGAGAAATAACAACCGTCATCAAAAAGCGCGCCGATGAAGTCCGGTACTATTACGTCAAATGCCCGGTATGCGGCGAAGAACAGCGCATGATCTGGGAAAACATCAGCTGGGGCGACACGCGGGATCCGCGCAAAGTCCTGCGCGAAAAACTGGCGCGATATAACTGCAAAGTGTGCGCGTTTCAGTGGGATGACGATATGCGCGATCGCGCCGTCCTGGCCACCATGAAAACCGGCTGGCGCGTTGCCGAAGGGGAAGAACCGGTCGTCCGACCGCGCGCCATCGCTTTTAAACTGCCGTCCTGGTATAAACTTTCCATGTCCGAGGCGGTCGCGTCATTCCTGGAGGGCCAGGACGATCCGGAAAAGCTCAAGACCTGGGTGACACAGCATTGCGCCGAAGAATGGATCGAGAAGGCCATCAAAAAGACCGAGAACGCCGTTTTACAGCGTCAATCGATTTATCCCGCGCTGATTGTTCCGCCGGATGTAGTCGCGCTCACGGCCGGCATCGATATTCAGAAATTCGGATTCTGGTTTGTCGTCCGCGGCTGGGCCGAAGATCTGACCAGCTGGCTCATTCAGTACGGCTATCAGGAAAGCACGACCAATCTAAAAGAAGACATCGAAACATTGATCTATAAAACCGAATATAAAATTTACGAATCGCAGGAGACCATGAAGATCTGGCGTGCCGGCGTCGATACCGGCGGCGGAGAATCGTCCGACGGCAACTGGTCCCGAACCGAAGAAATATATCAGGCGTTACGCCAATTGCCGGCCGGAGCGGCGCAGAGGATATATGGAATCAAGGGCGCGACGCATATCAGAGCGCTCGCGGCCAAAAGAATCAAAGTCAGCCGCATTGATACATTGCCCTCATCCAACAAAACCATTCCCGGCGGCCTGGAATTGCGCCTGTTGGACACATCGCAATATAAAGGCATCATCCACTTCCGCCTGGGCAGAAAAGACGCCACAACGGAAGGGGCGGACGCGGGACCGGCCGAAACACAACGCTTTTACGTGCACCAGGGCGTCGGCATCGATTACATCAAGCAACTACTGGCCGAAGAATACCGCATGGTCAGGGGCAAGCAATGGGAATGGAAAAAAGTATATTATCAGAATCATTTGCTTGACTGCGAAGTCATCGCCGCGGCCTGTGCCGATGCCGAATGGCTGCCGTCCCTGCAGATGATGGCCGGGTATCTGAAGCAGCAGAGAAATAGAAAACAGGGCGCGATTGTTTCCGGATCGCAAAGACGGGTAATCAGTAAGGGAGTGGAGTAAATGGCAACCGATAAAGATACTGAAAAAAATTATCTGAACGCAATCGAAGATCTGAAGTGCCGTCTCCGGGAAAAAGATGAGACGATTAAAACATTGAAACGCCAACTACGTGATGGCGTGTTATGCGGCAAGGACGAAATAATCCAGGTCTATGAATGGTCTGACTATATATTTAAAAAATGGGTGAAAAACGGGTTGCCATGTTTGATTGTTGACCGGTTTTATTATGCTCATAAGGATAATATCAGTGATTTTTTCAAGGGAATAACGCGCCAATCGTATAGAAATGCGCCGGATTCGCTTATTGATGACGACGAAAAATAGTGGTATAAAAGAAAAGGAGAAACCATGAAAAAGATAATCTTAGTTTTAGTTTTTGCGTTATTGGCTATGCCGGCATGGGCGGATTCGCTCAACCCGCCAAAGGGTAATTGCAAAAAAGGGGAAGTATATAAATGTATTATGGCTGGCTGTATGTCTACCTTGAGGGCGTGTCCCGAAGTGTATGAAGATGGGAAGCTTATGCCCAGCGATTGTAGTAACCAAACAACGTGCAATTGGGATTGCTCTTGCGTTAAGAAAGATGTTCCTGACCAAAAAACAGTAAAGGAAACACCATATATTGATTTAACCGATAAAAATAACACGGTACTGACTCTAAGCCCTATGTCAGAATTTAACTTTGTTATGGGGAGTGTTGGTAAACTTAGCATTGAGAATGAAGAATTAAAATTCACTGGCAATGCTGATGCAGCAGCGAAAATATTTTTTGAATATTTAAAAGAACATGTTGACGCTTACATCAAACAGGAATTAAAAAAGAAGGAAAAGAAATAATCTGGATACCCGCCGGAGTAAGATCCCGCGAATGCGGGACGGGAATGACAAAGGAGAAAATACATGGAACTTTTAAATAAAATCTTAAAAATCTTAGAAGGTATTGATAAGACTGAAACAGAAACTACCCCAGAATGTAATGGCTGGTGGGAAACATCAACCGGCGCTGACTTTGGCGCAAAAAAGATTGAGGAAATCAAAGCGTTATTTGAAAATGAACCAAAAATGAATATTGAATTTACCGTGAACGTTGAACCTAGAACTTAGAACATTTACCACCACTCCTTTTTACTTAAATCTTAAACCTTAACACTTTAAAATTCCCTTTTTAAATCCTTGTCAAGAAAAAGTTCATATAAAACTCCTATAAATAAGGGGTAAAACTCCTATAAATAAGGGGTAAAACTCCCGCAATCGTCATTTTTCTCAAAAAACCCATGATAGCCTGTTCCTGCATATAGGATTCTCCTTTGTTTAATTTTTTAACCGGGGCGGCGCTACGCGCGCCGTCCCACCAGTGGGGATTAAAAATGGCAGGAATCACAAAAACACAAGCAGAGGCACAACTAGCGACGTGGCTCGCGGCGGATACCGCCGTCGCTGCCGGTCAATCTTTTGACGTCAACGGTAAAGCATACACCAAAGTCAACGCCCGTGAGATCCGGGAAAACCTCAATTTCTGGGACGCCAAGGTCAAGGAACTCAGCCGCGGCGGCATCATCATAAAGGGCATTACTCCATGCTAGAGACCGAAACCAGGATGTTGAACATCGCCGGCAGGCAATTGGAAGTCAAAAGAACACCCATTGACCGGCTTGTCAGCTTTTTCAGCCCGGCTCGCGGCATGCAGCGTCAGCGCGCGCGGGTTTTTGAGGCGATATCCGGAGCGTGGACAGGCGCGTCAACATCCCGAAGGTCTTTGAAACAATGGACCACAGCGTCCAGCGATGCCGACTCAGATACCCTCTATGATTTGCCAAAATTGCGCGAACGCTCGCGCGATCTTATACGAAACGCGCCGATTGCCACGGGAGCATGTGGCACATCCGTTGTCAACGTCGTCGGTACCGGGTTGAAACTGCAATCGCGCATCGACGCCGAATTCCTGGGCATGACCGACGAACAGGCTGATGCCTGGCAGGACAAAACAGAACGCGAATGGCAGTTATTTGCCGAATCTCAGGAATGCGATGTCGCCCGGACGCTCAATTTTTACGGCATCCAGTCGCTCGCTTTCCGGCAGACATTTGAAAACGGCGATGTCTTTTGCCTGACGCCGCGCATCAAACGCGGAAAATTCCCCTACAGTTTAAAATTACAACTGGTCGAAGCCGATCGCTGCTGCAATGAAAAAAATCAACCAGACACAGCTGGCCAGATCGCCGGCGTGCAAAAAGACGAAACAACCGGAGAGCCACTTTATTACAGTTTCATGAACCAACATCCGGAAAGTGCCTATGTCGTGTCGAAAGATGGTTATAAATGGGAGAAAATCCCTGCTTTCGGCGACAAAACCGGTTTGCGCAACGTCATTCACCTCTATGAAATGCTGCGTCCCGGACAGACGCGCGGCGTTCCGCACCTGGCTCCGGTCGTCGAAATGCTCAAAGTCCTCAGTATGTATACCGATAACGAACTCATGGCATCCACCGTGGCCGCTCTTTTTACTGTGTTTGTCAAAACGGAAGCTGGGGCGCTTGATTTTGCTGCAGCCAGTGGCATGGGCGCAGAACTTGATACATCATCCACCGATGAAGACCTGAAAATGGGCAGCGGCGCCATCGTCGGCTTAAAAAAAGGCGAAAGCATAGATATCGCCGATCCGAAGCGGCCTAACGCGACTTTCGAACCATTTGTTGATGCCGTATTCGCTCAAATTGGTGCAGCAATAGGCATCCCCAAAGAAGTCTTGATCAAATGTTTTAACTCATCCTATTCCGCGTCGCGCGCTGCTTTACTTGAAGCATGGCGCTTTTTCCGTAACCGTCGCGTCTGGCTGGCCTCCATGTTCTGCCAGCCAATATATGAAATCTGGCTTTATGAGGCCATTGCGTCCGGCCGTATCGCCGCGCCCGGCTATTTTGCCGATCCGTTACTGGCCAAGGCATATGCCAAAGCCGTCTGGATAGGAGATTCTCCCGGTTATATTGACCCGCAAAAGGACGTCGATGCCTGCAAGGATAGAATAGACGGGTTACTTTCAACTTACGACGAAGAAACCGCCCTGTTAACCGGCGGTGATTTCGAGTCCAACGTCCGCCAGCGCGCCAAAGAAAAGCGCCTGCTGGAAAAAGCGGGACTAATGGCAACACAAAAAGAAAAACCGCAGCAAGTGGAGGTCGTCAACAATGAAAATACTTGATGTCTTGACTTCGCCCTGGGCGATTCAGCCGCAGAAATTAAGCGAGATAAAAAGCATCTACCAGGCGCACTTTCACGGAGAAAAGATCGACTGGAACGCCATGAAAGCGCAATTCGGCATGATACTGGGCGGTGAAGAGGAAAAATATCAGGTCATCAACGGCGTGGCCGTCATTCCCGTGCAAGGCCCGTTGAGTAAAGGCTCATCCTTGATGTCTTTTCTATTCGGCGGCGGCTCCATGCGTGGAATAGGCGAAAATATCAAGGCCGCGCTGGCCGACACCATGGTTAATACCATCATTCTGGATGTCGATTCACCCGGCGGCACCGTGGACGGCACAGAGGAACTGGCCGAGCTGATCTACCAATCACGCGGCATTAAGCCCATCAAAGCCTATACCGATGGCGACATGATGTCCGGCGCCTACTGGATAGCGTCCGCCGCTGATGAGATTTTCATTTCCGGCGATACCACCATGGTCGGATCTGTCGGCGTTGTCGGCACGCATGTCGATCAATCCGAATGGGAAAAAAGTATGGGCGAAAAATGGACCGAGATCACCAGCGGCCCTTATAAGCGCGCCGTGTCCTATCACAAGCCGCTTGACGAAAAAGGCACACAATACATGCAGGAGCAAATTGATTATCTGGCGCGTGTTTTTACCGAAACCGCGCTGATCCGCAATCGCAAAATGGACGAAAAGCAGGCCGCGGCGGTGTCCGAAGCCCGCATTTATATCGGCAAACAGGCCATTGAGGCCGGATTAGTGGACGGTGTTTCCTCTATGACGGAGCTCATCGGCAAATACAGTAACCCGCAGGCCGCTATCAGGGACAAAATCCAGCGCCACCTGCAAGCAATTCAATCAGAAAGGAGGGCATAAAGATGCCTGAAAAATTAACAATTGAAGAATTTAAGACTGCCTATCCCGATCTTCACAAAGAGATCGCGGAAGCCGCGCAGCAAAAAGGCTTTGCCGACGGCAGGGCCGAAGGTGTGACAGCCGGAGCGGCAGCCGAACGTCAGCGGATCATCGATGTCCGGGCGCAACTCATACCCGGCCATGAAGCCTTGATCGAAGAAATGGCCAACGACGGCAAGACCACCGGGCCGGAAGCCGCGGTTAAGATATTGGCAGCGGAAAAAGAAGCCCGCAATAAAGCGCTGGAAAACTTCAAGGAAGACGGAAAACTGAACGTGAAGAACGCATCCGGGAAAGATATGCCGGATCCTCCGGCCGACGCTGAGACGGCAAAGACGCAGACCGAAGCCGGCGACAAACTCGACGTTTTCGCCAAGGATATCAAGAAAACCGAAAAACTTTCGTACAGCGACGCCCTGGCCAAAGCCAAGGCCGCGCATCCGAAACTCGCTGAAATTTACAGCGGCAACTAACATGGAAGGGAGGACATAAAAACCATGGCAACAGGACAATCGAAACCAAGCGCATTGATCAGCAGGCCGACCGCGCGCGACCTCAGTTCATATCAGTATTATGCGATGAAAATCGACACCAATGGCGACATTGATTATGGCGATTCATCCGGCGGCGCCATCGTATTAGGACCACTCAACGACAAACCGGCCGCGGCAACCGGCGCAGAAGCCAACATCGCAGTCGGCGGCACCGCATTATTGATCGTTAACGGCACAGTTAATGGCGGTATCGCAGCTGGCGCGTTTATCGGCAGCAACAACGCCTATAAGGGCGTAAATGTTACCGGCGACGACGCTTTTTATTTCGCAATCGCTCTCGAAGCATCGACCGCTGATGGCGATATCATTGAAGTATTATTGGTCGGTCCGTCTTATATCAGCGGATCAGGAGACGATTAATAATAATACTCGCTGAGAGCTAACGCAGTATTGGCGGGATAAAAGAGCCACAGATCATCAACACATTAAATCGAAAGGAGGGCAAATAAAATGCCTCAACATTCAGACGTCCATATTGACCGACCGCTCAGTAACTACGCGGTTGAATATAAAAACGAAGGATTCATCGCGGCGCAGGTTGCGCCTTTTGTCCCGGTGAATAATAAGAGTGACTCTTATGTCACTTTCAACAAAGGCGACAAATTTTCACTTCCCGAGGACATGCGCGGGCCAAAGGATGAGGCCAACGAAATCACCTGGGGAACCGGAACCGGAACCTATGCCTGCAAAGACAGGGCACTCAGAGACTTTTTGAGCGACGCCATTATCGGTAATTCCGATATCAACATCAAGCCAGAGGAAAGAACGACCAGCTTTTTAACCGATCTGCTTCTTCTCGGATTTGAATCCCGTATCGCCACTTTGGTGTTTACGTCCGGTAATTATGCCGGATCCTACAAAACCACACTGTCCGGCACGACTCAGTTTTCCGATTACGCCGGATCCGATCCCATTGGCGTAGTTGATACCGCACGCGCGGCCTGTTTTGTGGCGCCGAACACCCTGATCCTGGGCAAAGAGGTTTATGACAAATTAAAACGTCATCCCCAGTTGCTGGATCACGTCAAGGGCGGATCGACTTCCGCAAATCCGGCTTTAGTGACCGAGCAGGTCATGAAAGAAGTTTTCGAAGTTGAAAATATTCTTGTCGGCAAGGCCCAGTATAACACGGCCAAAAAAGGGCAGACCGCGTCTTATTCCCGCCTGTGGGGAAAGCATGCTGTCCTGGCATACATTGATCCGGCTGTTACCCTGGACAATGTCAGCGCGTGGAAGACTTTCCGCTGGAATCAGTTGACCACCGGTGTCGGCTACAAAGTGCGCCGTTATCGCGAAGAGAAAAGAGGCGGCGGCGGCCAGATTATTGAAGTTGAAATGTCGCTCGACGAAAAGGCCGTATGCTCAGACGTGGCCTACATGATCGTTGACGCGATCGCTTAGAAGTCTAAGAAAAGGAGGAAACAAGTCATGAATAAGCTCATGCGAATCATTGCAATTCTGGCGTTGGCGCTTTTTCTGACGACTCCGGCGATTGCAGTAAACTGGGACGGTTATTATACCAATATGCTCATAAAAGGGTATCTTGGCGGTCCCAAGGGCGACACAATGGATAATATGACCGCGAACTACTGGAAAGTCACCATGAGTTCCGCCAGCGGCTCATTCAATATCTTGACAGGAAACTTAAAAGTCGGCGATGGTACGCCCGATGTAACACTCAACGGTGAAGACGCCTATGTCAACGGCACACTGGAAGTGGATGGCGTTACCCGTTTTGACGGCACAACCATGACCATCCGGGGCGTGGCCTATACCATGCCCTCGGCAGACGGCGGCGCCAGTTCATATTTGCAGACCAATGGCTCCGGAACACTGTCCTGGGCGGCAGGCACATCCGGTTCACTCGATGCTGCCTACAACTCCGGCGCAACCATTACCGTGGACGCGGGCGCGTTGCAACTTGACGGCTCCCACGGTACAAACGACACTTTTTTTGTCAACAAGACAGCAGGGACAGGCGATGCTATTCAGATCACCAATGCCGGGACCGGATACGATATCAACGGCACGGCTGGAACCTGGTATGTGACCAAGGCCGGCGTGGCGACATTCTCAAGTTTTGCGCCACTGACTTCCGGGTTAAGCATCAGCGGCGGCATAATTAACCTCAACGCCTCCAGCAATTTTGCGACCAATATCAACACGGGATCAAGCTCCGGCGCAGTCACCATCGGCGGCGGGACCGGCACCGTGGCGGTCAATTCGTCAAGCTGGGATATTTCAACGGCCGGCGCTGTAACCGGAATCTCGACCATCGGGATGTCCGGTGATTTGACGCTTTCTGCAGGGGATGTCGTTTTAGCCAATGGCAAGGCCGTCAAGGGATCGACGACAACCGCCCAAACTGTCAAACTCCAGGGATATGACGTTGATAATACCACTTACCGGGATGTGCTGACCATTACCAATGGCGATACCATCACCGCCGTTTTGGGCAGCGGCAACGAAACCTTTTCCCTTAATTCCGCCGACTGGGATATTTTCACCACCGGCGACATGACCGGAATCGGAGCTGTGACCATGAACGGGCTTTTAACGGGTACTTTGGGCGCGACCGTTAACGGTGCAATCATCGCGTTGAATGAATCAAGCAATTTTGCCACAAATATCGGGACAGGCACAACCACGTCAACAGTCACCATCGGCGGCGCTGGCGCGCAGTCCATTGATATCGGCAACGGCGCGGCGGCCAAGACCGTGGCGCTGGGTTCCAGCAATACGACTTCGACAACCACCATTTTGTCGGGATCGGGCGCTGTTAATGTCAACGCATCCAACAACCAGCCGACCAATATCAACAGCGGCACGTCCACCGGCACAGTCACCGTCGGCGGCACGGGCGTCATGGCTATTGATATCGGCGCGGGCGGCACGGGCGCGAAAACCATCACCATCGGCGACGGCGCAACAACTGGCGCGACAGCTATCAAGGCCGGTTCGGGCGGCGTCAATATCAATGTCAGCAACAACCAGCCGACCAATATCGGGACCGGGACAACCACCGGCACCGTGACCATCGGCGGCGCTGGAGCACAGGCAATTAATATCGGTGATGGTGCCGCTGCAAAGACTGTTACGTTAGGCAGTTCCAACACGACATCAACCACGACTCTCGCGTCTGGTTCAGGCGGTTTGAATCTGAATGTCTCTATTAACGAGGCTGTTAATATTGGAACGGGTACATCCACCGGAACCGTCACCATCGGCGGCGCGGGCGCTCAATCCATTGCCATCGGCAACGGAGCTGCGGCTAAGACGGTTACGCTGGGCAGCACCAATACAACCAGCACAACCACCATCAACGCCGGATCAGGTGCAATTAACCTGGTTGGAAATCTGGCCACCGGAGACGCCATCACCGGCGACGGCACGGCGGCCTTGGGCGGTTTTTTGAAGACTGTCACCGATGACACCAACGGTAAGGTTCTAAATATCAACGAGTCCGGCACGGTACAGACCAACGCGGGCGCAGGCGGAGCGGCGGCCTGGACACTTCCGGCGGCGGCGGCAGGCGTGAATTACTGCTTTGTTGTTATGGCGGCTCAGGAATTGAGAGTCACACCGGCTGCCGGCGATAAGATAGTCCACGGATCCACCGTTATGGACGCGGAGGAATATTATTTCGCGGACGCAATCGGCGAATCGCTATGTATTCAAGCCGTTGATGGAACTAACTGGGTAATGATGAGCTCAACCGGAACATGGGCGGAGCAGACACCGTAAAAGGTTCAAGGTTCTAGGTTCAACGTTCAATGTTGGACCTGGAACCTAATCTTTAACGTAGAACATAGAACATAGAACTTAGAACTTAGAGGTACTAATTATGAAACGTCTCATATTTGCAATCATTCTGGCCGTCATGTTGATGGCCTCCAATCTCTGGGCGACAGGATCATGCACGCAGACCCCCACTGCATATGTCGACGCGAATATTGTCGTAAAATTTGAGTGTACCGGAGACGCCACAAATGGCTCAGTTCCGGACACAGCGATAGCGACAACCACGATGAATCTGCTGAAGGGAAAATTTTTTCTATACATCGTATCAGCCTATCCTACCGCAGGCGGGACGGCTCCGGATGCCGCCGACATACAGATATTGCAAGGCGCATATGACGTTCTCGGTGGAAAAGGAATAAACTTAATACCTGCGACGGGACGGCAGGACACGTACCCTTATAGTGTTTTTATGTCGTCCTGGAGATATTGGCCAGTAACGGACACGATAACTCTCTCAGTGGCTAACCAATCAACAGTCGGTGCAAAATTTACAGTGGAATTGCTTTTTGGGAGGTAAACCATGAAAAAGTTATTAGCATTAGTCATAAGCATCATATTACTTGTGGGTGTTGTATACGCCAAAGATTACCGGCTGCCTGCTATACCGCCTATCCCCACAGCGTCGATGTCTGCCTCTCTGCCTGTCTTTACTGATAGCAACAAAGCACTTACCACCAAATCCGTTGCCGACACTTTAACGGCTTTAGGTCTCACTGATTCCATTGTCTACAAGGGCGCGATTGATTGTTCCGGCAATCCAAATTTCCCCGCTGCGGATGCGGGACACGCTTATATCGTCAGTGTTGACGGCAAGATCGGCGGAGCTTCCGGTGTAAACGTAATTACCGGCGACATGATTATCTGCAAGACTGACGGAACTGTGGCAGGCACACAAGCCGCGGTCGGCGCAAACTGGAATATCATCGAACAAAATATTGACCTGGCAAATATCATCATATCAGGTGGCGCAATCAACAATACAACCATGGGTTCTATTACTCCGGCGGCAGGGACGTTTACTACTCTTAAAGCAACTACTAACGCTGGCGACGGCAAATCTCTTGTCTCTGATGCGTCTGGTAATCTGTCATATTACATTGTTGGTAACGGCATAAATAACATCGGCATTGCCGGTCAGAATGGCTTTGGTGTTGGTATTTGTCCAACGGCTAATTTACCTTCCGGCATGACTCCGATGACTGGTTATAACGATCCATCCTCTCCTAATTACGGAAATTATCAATACGCAGACGGCTCGATCATGGTTTACATACCGAAGTTTTATTACCGGATGCACACCTGGGCGGCTAACCAGATTACGGCAATTAGCAAAGCCAATCCCTGTCAAGTTACACAAGTTGGTCATGGCTATATTAACGGAGATAAAATATTTATCGCTAACGTCGGTGGCATGACGCAAATAAATAATTTATTTTTTACGGTAGCGAGAGTTGACGATGACAATTACACCATCGGCGTTGATTCCTCGGCCTATACGACATTTACATCGCAGGGAGATTCCACTAAAGGCTTTGGTGCAAGTTTTGAGTTTAACGACACTCTGATTACCTACGGTAAAAACTCTATACAAATAAAGGGGTATGATACATACGCCACAGAAGCGTTAGCCAACGCAGACGGTTATGCCCTGCACCGCGCGTTTTGGGATGGTGGAGTAGAACAACTTGGGTTTTTTGTTGATAAGTATAAAGACAGTAAAAATGCTTGGGGTACTGGATATATCGCCTCGTCTATCAAGCGCGGGAAACCTCTATCTTCCTCTTCGGCTCATAATCCGTTTGCCGATCTGACTGGTGGCGCAAACTATTATTATTCGGCGGTTGATTTGGCTCACAGACGCGACGGTGTTAACGGTAATGTTAATGCAACTTCCAGATTCCATGTCAAGTCAGTATTCCAAAATTCTGCGCTGGCAATGCTGTCTCTGGCTCATGGCCAATACTCGCAGACTGATACATATTGCGCATGGTACAATTCGACCTATAATTACCCGAAGGGTTGCAACTCTGGAGCGCTTAAAGATGTTGATGATGCAACAGTAATATTTACATCCGACGGGTATTCTACCTCCTGCACAACCGGATCAGGAGTGGCCTTGGCAAAGACCGCCCACAACGGACAGGCTTGCGGAGTAGTTGGCTTAAACGGAGGCATGTATGAGATATCAATCGGCATAACAGCAATCGCCGCTGATCTAACAGTTAGCGCAATCAGTGCAGCTAACCCCTGCGAGATTACAACCTCCGCCGCGCACGGATTGACAACTAATGATTTTGTCAGAATAGGCTCAATTGCAGCGGGCACGCTGGCAACTGCGATCAATGATAAAATATGGCAAGTAACCGTAACTGCAACAGATAAATTTACCATCGTCCTGGACAGCAGCGGTTTAAGCGCGTGGGCATCAGGAGGCACTGTTGCAAAAGGAACTTTTTACGCGGCTAAAACATCTACCGCAATGAAAACATTTACATCGGGAAATTCCGGCGCTACCGATCATTGGGGTTCAACCGGTATCACAGCTTTAATGTCCGCGTTCGCTCCGCCATTCAAATCCGGTTACACTTTTTCGATGCGTATGGGTTCAGGAACCAATCAAGTATTGTCAGAATCCATATCCGGCGCGGGATGGATATTGACCGGTATGGGATTTCCTACAAGCGGCACCGGAGTTGATGCAACCGGTACCAATCTTTTTGGTAAGGATTATTATTATCAATATATACGTAACGAATTGTGCCTGATGTCGTCCGGGGATTGGTACAGCAGCAGCGCGTATGCCGGTGTCTGGAGGGCCGGTTGGAACGATACCCGCACGAACTCGCACAGCAGTGTGGGGTTTCGCCTCGCCTGTTACCCTGATTAACCGAGCGATAGCGAGGAATTGAATGAGCGCCAATAGCGAAGCGCAACTAAACAGAAAATATATGGAGTTTGTAAAATTGCTGAACATTTATTTAAATCATTTTCCAAAGCACGAGAAGTACGCTTTGGCCAACAGAATAAGGAATACGGCTTACGAGATATACGATCTTATTTCAGAAGCACAGAAAAGATATTTTAAGAAAACCACTTTAACGGATTTGGATATTACTCACGAAAAACTGCGGATGCAATTATGCCTGGCAAATGAACTGGGATATTTTAATTTTATATCGGGCAAGGAAGTAAAGGACCCGCGTGAGGACACGGCACAGCACAGGTACCTGGCGATAAATACGATGGTAGACGAACTGGGCCGGATGATCGGCGGGTGGATTCAAAAGATCAAGGAGGATAAGCGCTGGTAACGGGTAGCATATTAAATGTGCCTGATTTCGTCCGGGAATTGG